TTTTGCTAAAGATGATGAAGAGCAAGACCCCCGCATAGCACAGTACGAGCAGGCTATACAAGAACTACAGCAGCAATTAGCATTAAAGTATGACCCTGAAGAGCAGCAAGCCAAAATTACTAAGCTTAATGCTGAAACAGACAAAATAAAGACTGATACGGTCAATAAGTCAGTGGAAAGTACATTTTCAGCCATGAGCAGCGCTGAAAAGATCGCTATGCAACCAGGCATTGTACCTATTGCGGATGAATTATTAATGAGTTCAGGGTATGATGATAAAAACGGTTTTCCTGTAGCACCAGCACCAGCACAACAAATGATTGACTATGAGCCGCAATACTTGAATAATAACCCCATTACTCCTGTTAACCCTGGAGTTGGGATTAATGAAGGTATGAATGAAGGTATGACTGATATATGACAGATATTCTATCAATCGCCCAATTAGGCGTAGAGGCAGAATCATTTAAAAGCTCAGGACTAGGAAGATACCTGAACGATAGAGCCGAATCAGAAATAATAGAAGCAAGTAACGAGCTTTGTACTGTATGCCCTAGTGATACTAAAGCTATCACTGAGCTACAGAATAAAGTTTATAGAGCTAATTCATTTATTATCTGGATAGAAGAAGCGATAGAGGACGGTAATTTTGCTATTGATGAGATCAGGGAAGAGCAATAAGATTTTTTTAAACTTAATGCCATAAGGCGTGAGGAAGTAGTATGACTGAAGAAGCTATCCAAAAGGACGTTTCCGACGAAGTGGCAGAAAATGCCACAGAAGATACAGTAGAACCAACAGCCGCAGATGCAAGGCTGGACGCTATTGAAGCATTAGCTGAACAGCGTGAAACTGAAATATTGGCAGAAGCAAACGAAGAAGTTATTGACGAATCAGAAGAAGCGGCTGAAGAGCCTACTGAAACTGAGGAAGATCCAGAACAAGAGGAACTTGTTAGGGTCAAGGTCGATGGTGAAGAAATTGAATTGCCAATATCTGAGGTAGTGAAAGGCTACCAGAAAGATGCAACAGCAAGTAAGCGATTAGAGCAGGCAGCAGCAGAAAGGCAAGAGCTTGATGCAATGCGAGATGAGCTAAACGCAAGAGCAAATAAACCAGCAGAAGAGCTACCCGATGAAGGTGCTAATTCAAAGTTGGCAGAAGAAATCAGGTCACTTTATGATGATATATCAGTTGGCACTGATGAGGAAGTAATCGAAGCGAATAAAAAGCTTCAAGGACTGCTAAGCGGACGCGGAGATAATCCCGCCATCCAAAACGATCAAGTAGTATCGCAAGCAGCACAGCAAGTTAGGCAGCAGATAGAGTATGATTCTGCGCGAAGCCAGTTTGTTGACGATTATCAAGACATTGCAAATGATCCAACACTCTACCAGATGGCAGAGAACGTGTTGAGCGAGGCTATACCAAAGTCACGCACATACGAAGAAGCTTTTAAAACGGCGGGTGATACGATTAGGCAATGGAAAGATGGACTTACTGGAACTCAGAATGTGGTAAGCGATAAAGTTACTCTAAAAGAGAGACTGCCTAAAGAGCCTGTTAGTACAGGAGCAAGGGCGATACCGCAACCACAAAAGAAACCAGAAACACCGTCTGATATTATTTTAGCTATGAAGGCTAGTAGAGGTCAGCCGACATAGAGCAAAACTTTTCGCGTTGTGATGACGCTACATTCCCTTAGCAGGAGCTTTTAAAATGGCAGGTCAAGTATGGGGCACTAATAGCCTCGGTGGGTACATGTACTCACTAAATTTAAGCAAGGAATTGCGCCAAGCGGTGCAGCCTTTAACAAAGTTTCGTCAATTCTGTGATGTAAAGGATGCAACACAGCAAGGCAAAAAGAAAGGTGATACTTTCAACTGGAACGTTTACTCAGATATTGCGACTCAAGGTACAACTTTGACAGAAAATGTTGAAATGCCTGAGAGTAACTTTACTATCACTCAAGGTAGTTTAACTATCACAGAGTACGGAAATAGCGTTCCTTTCTCAGAAAAACTTGATAATTTATCTGAACATTCAGTTAAAGAAGTCATTAACAAAGTATTAAAGAACGACGCAAAGAAAGCATTTGATATTGCTGCGCATGCTCAATTTGATGCTACGCCATTAACTGTAACGTCTGTTTCGGCTGGTTCTGTAGTGCTTGAAACATCGGGTACGCCAACTGCGACTAATTCAGTGGCACTTGATAAAGAGCACGTTAAAGAAATAAGCGATATTATGAAAGAACGTAATATTCCGACTTATGCTAATGATGATTATTACTGTATCGCTCACCCGTCTACATTCCGTGACTTTAAAGATGATTTAGAAGCCATACATCAATATACTGATGCTGGTTTTCAGAAGATCATGAACGGTGAAATCGGTAGATATGAGGGTATGCGCTTTATTGAGCAAACTAATATCGCTAAAGAAGCTTGGTCGGGTGGTGTTTCTAATCAGGCATATTTCTTCGGTGAAGATACCGTTGCAGAAGCTATCGCATGTCCAGAAGAGGTTAGAGGTAAAATTCCTACAGACTATGGGCGCAGTAAAGGTATAGCGTGGTATTATTTAGGTGGATTTGGGCTTGTACACAGCGCCCAGCTACAGGCAAGAATAATTAAGTGGGCTAGTGCGGCTTAAATAGCATGATGCGTGGTGGTGCTATGTGGATGTGTTCACATGGTACTACCATCATATAAACAAACATTCGGAGATTAAAAGATGGCTTACGATAACCCACAAACGATAACTTACTCGCTATTAAGCAAGACGTTATCTAGTGCAGCCACGTTGGGGCGATTAACCGCGCCGGCAGGCAAAACAACAGGCATAGTTAAATCTATTGCTTACTCAATTACAACAGCAACAACAACCGCTGCAACTGTAATTTCAGTTGGTATAACTGGTACACTTGGTAAATACGCAACAGCAGAAGTGCCCGGTTGCTATAGCTGGTAACGCTGGTGCTGGTGATGTGACGCAAGTTGCAGATATTGCCTTTGGTGATTCTGTATTAGTATCAACAGGCGGCGAGTCTGGTGCTGGTGTTGCTGATATATTTGTAACAGTAGAATGGTTCTAATTTTTGTTGGGGTGTAATAGCCCCGCATTAGGAGTGAGTAATGGAAAAATACATTACAGATAATGGTTTTGGTGCTAAAAAGTCTGATGCAAGTCAGGGCTATAGTGATGAAACTATTAAAAAAAATGATGATTCTTTCGAGATTTGGAGTGAAGAGCGCCAAAAAGAAGAAGGTTATCGTAATACTGGATTTGCAGGCAGAGCTACAGGTGAAGAAAGATGAGTACAGAAGCAAGATATATTCCCAATGGGGAATTGCAGGGTGACACTACTCCTATGTCAGATCATGGCAACAGTAAGTCGGGAGAATTTCAAAACTCTCTTGGTGATGCAAAGAAATCTGATTTAGAAAAAGGTTACTGTGATAAAGGCTCATTGAGCGGAACTGATAGCGATAAAGGATTTGCATGATGTTTGATAAAAACAAGCCTTATGGTGAGCTTCACGGCAAGAACGTTAAATACAGATACATTCAAGACGAAAAATTTTATCTTCTTGATGGTACTGAGGTTGATGAAGCTGGCGATAAAATTAAGTCCAGAATCATTCCAAAAACTGAAGTTAAAGCGAAAGCGAAAGTAAAAGCAGATGTTAACGACTGAGCTTATAGCAGAGTGTAGAGTAAGGCTTGATGATGTTGTCTTGCCTTACTTACATGCTGATGCTGATTTAGTTAGATGGGTTAATGAGTCGCAAATAGAGGCTTGCAGGCGTTCGCGAATCTTATCTGATGCTACTGTTACAGTAAGTATAATTGCAGGTACGGCGGCTTATTCTATCCCATCTGGCACGATACAAATTAGACGTGCTAAACTAGCATTAGAAGAGCAGACATTAGATTTTATCGGCTCACGCGATATGGATGAGGACGTTGCTGGATGGGATTCACACACCGGAACACCAACCAATATAATCACAGATTTAAGTAGTGATGAATTTACTATTTATCCTGAGCCAATCGTTAATGACACGTTAAATCTAACCGTCATTAAAGAACCAATTAAAATCACAGACGACTCCATTCCTTTAGAAATACCAGATAGGTTTCATTATGGTCTGGTTGACTGGGTTTTATTTA